AAGACGAGAAAGGTTTACGTGAAGCTGCAGAAGCTTATGAGCTCGATGCTAAAGGTGAGATGTATAAATTGCCTGCTCGCTTTGTTGGCGAATACGCTGAAGCTGATACTCGTCTTACTTACGACATTTATCAAAAACAGGTACCAATACTCAAGGAACAAGACTTGTGGAAGGTGTGGGAGATAGAATGCAAACTGACCCCTGTACTTGTCCACATGACAAAGAAGGGCGTTCCTGTCAATTTAGACAAAGCTGCAGACTTAAACAAGAAATTAAAACAGAAGGAGGAGAACCTGCGCAAGCATTTTTCTGGTTTAGATATATGGTCGCCTCCACAGCTCGCAAAACATATAGAGAGTCTAGGTCTGGTTGTACCTCGAACAGAAAAAGGTAACCCATCAGTATCTAAAGAATTTTTACAAACATGTGAACACCCACTAGTACAACAAATATATGAAGCAAGAATCATCAACCGTCTTCGGAAAGTTTTTATCCAAGATATCATCCTTAATAAAAATCATAAAGGTCGCATACATGCCGACTTTAAACAGACAGCCTCTGATAGTGGTGGAACTAGGTCAGGAAGATTATCTTCTGCTAACCCAAATATGCAACAAGTCCCCAAACGATCTGAAATTGGAAAAGCGATTCGACAACTCTACGTTGCTGAGCCTGACAGTCTTTGGTGTAAAGCGGACTATTCTAGTCAAGAACCGAGGTTACAAGTGCACTACGCTCTTCTCGGAGAGTTTGGAAAGCCATTGCCAGGAGCAGTAGAAGCAAAAGAAGCATTTGAACGTAATGAAAAATTATATACATTCTTTGAAAAAGCGACTGGACTCCCTTACGACACCTGCAAAATGCTTTGCCTTGGGATTTCGTATGGGATGGGTAACAAGAAAATGGCAAGGACACTGGGCATATCAGATGAACTTTGCTCGGATACAATGCGAAAATTTAATCAAAAAGCTCCGTTCCTAAAAATACTATTTGATAACTGTATGAACACAGCAAGTAGTCGTGGTTACATCAAAACCATACTAGGTAGGAGAGCTCGTTTTGACTTCTGGATGCCTTCATTCGAAGACCAACCAGTAAAAACAAAACGTATAGCTATGGGGAGATACAAAGGTAAACCGTTATTCAGAGCATTTGTCTCAAAAGCACTAAACAGACTCATACAAGGTAGTGCAGCAGACCAAGCAAAACTAGCAATGGTCAATGCATACGACGCTGGCTTTGATATGAGACTACCAGTACACGATGAGATTAATGCTATGGTTAGTAGTGAACAAGAATCTAAACAACTAGCAACAATTATGGAAGAAGCCATACCACTTAACGTCCCTGTAGTGGCGGACATAGACTTAGGACCAACCTGGTGTTAACAGAATTTATAGTAACAGAAACATACAAAGTCAAAGCTACCACTATTGACCAAGTACAAACAGCCATCAGTACTGATGACTTTAGTGAGATTGAGGTAGAGGTTGATGAACGTAAAGTGACCATAGAACCAAATTTATGAAACAATCAATATTAGTAGAAGCAGCTAGACTGGTCGACACTGACAGAGCCCAAGATTATGGTGACCCACGTGACGACTTTAAAAGAATTGCGACCATATGGTCAACTTTATTAGAAAATAAGTTGAATACCGACTTGACATCTGATGAAGTTGGAGCAATGATGATCGCCCTCAAGTTATCACGTTCCGTGTTTAACAAGAAACGAGATAACTGGATTGACATAGCAGGTTACGCACACTGCGCTGACCTATGCACAACATATAAAAATAATGAACGATGACATATTATCAGAAGCTGAAGAAATCAGCAACAACCTTAGTGTCGAAGATGAAGTCGACTCTACAGAAAACGTTGAGACTAACGATCTTACGGAAATCACTCAATTGGGTAAAAGCCTTGCCGAACTTGATAACGACATACTTCAAGCAGAAGCAGAAGTAAGTAACCTTAAACAAAAGCGTAAGCATATAGCAGAAGAGCTAATGCCTGAGCTTATGAACAAGTATGGTCTCAAGCTAATACAATTAGACGATGGTCGTAAGATACGCGTTGACAACTTTGTCGATGCTCGTATTAAGAATCCTGAAGTAGCGTTTAACTGGCTACGTGATACTAACAATGACTCTATTATCAAGAATCAGATTACAGTAACACTTGGCAGAAACGAAGACGTTAAAGCTCAAGCAATCTTAAATACTTTACAGAGAGAGCATGATGTGAATGCTGATGCAAAAATCAGTGTACACAATATGACACTCAAGTCTTTCTGTCGTGATGCTCTGGAAAACCCAGAACTGGCAGAATCATTACCTCGTGAGGCATTCGGTATCTACGAAGGTCAACGAGCGAAAATAACCTAACAATAGAAATAAAGAAAAATTATGGCGTTTGATATAACAACAGTCGCAGGACAAGGTACAGAAAATCTTGACTCAGGTGGAGGTTCACTACCGTTTGTCCGTATATTACAGGACTTGAGTCCTCAACTAAAAGCACAGAAAGATGAGTACATCGAGGGCTCAAAAGCTGGCGATCTTATGTTCGCAAAAGATCAGTCAATTCTACCACAACCTGTTCGTGTAATACCTTGCTACACCAAGAGTATCTATACAGAGTGGGTTCCACGTAGTAAAGGTGGCGGTTTTAAAGGTAACCACCCACTAACAATCGTTAACCACCCTAACTATGAGAAGGGTCGTGAACGTCAGTACGACGAATGGCTTGGAGAGAACGAGCTTAAGTTCACAACATACTGGTTCGTCCTTATGGAACGTAACGGTACTTGGGAACAAGCAGTTATTCCATTCACTTCCTCACAGCTTCGTGTATCACGTAAGCTAACCGGTGACATCAACAAGTTCCGTTACAGCGGTATGGATGTTACACCACCATTGTTTGCACAGTCTTGGGAACTCACTGCAGTCCTAGAGACAAGTAAGAATGGAGATGACTACTACAACTTCAACTTCGCAGAACCGAAAGTCTTAGACTTTGAGGCTGATGAAGATGTTTTGTCTTTAGCATCAGACACTTACAACAGTGCATCCGATACGCCTTTGTTGCAAGCACAGGAGAAACCTGCTATGCTTACAACAGAAGCACCATTCTAATAATGTAATAATGTTTCCCTCCACCCTTAGGGGTGGGGGGTTTTATTTCCTATGATCCCAATTGCAGACCTAGCATTTCAGTTCCACGACTTATTTACTTGTAACAAAGAAGTCTATGGACAAACAACTTTAACTGGTAAGACCAGAGACCGTGACGGTAAAGCTGACTCTCGTAGCTTCCTAGTCAAGTCTGAGCTTACAACAGACGTATGGGAACAACACCTAAAAGGCGAAAAGATAATTGGTTGTACACCACTTATCAATGAGGACCAAGTACGGTGGGGTGCCCTAGACGTAGATGTATATCAAGAATCCAACACGATAGAAGATATACTAAAACATGTTTCCAACCATAATCTACCATTCGTTGTGTGCCGTTCTAAATCAGGCGGTGCACACGTTTACCTCTTCTTCTCAGAACCTGTATCTGCAGCATCAGTCATTGACAAACTAAAGTCATTCTCTGCATTCTTCGGACAAGGTGCTTGTGAAATATACCCCAAGCAACCTAAAATTAGTAATAGAAAGGATGACAGTAAATATGGTAATTGGATTAATATGCCTTATAGTGGCAACCCTACTCTTCAATATGCTTTTAATAAAGATGGGAAGGCACTAAACCCACAAGAGTTTATAGAACTAGCTAACGCAACAAAACTAACCAAAGAGCAATTTGCAAAGTTAGATGTACCAGCAATAGATAGTGAGAAACTTCCTGAGGGTCCACCGTGTCTTAATTATATATTTCAAAATCGTACTCAACATTCGGAGTCTCGTAATGTGACTCTATCAAACGTCGCTGTATATTTAAAGAAGGCGCATCCGACAGAGTGGAAGCAGCTACTCCATAAATATAACAGACTATTCCAAGAGCCACTAGAAGATAGAGAAGTTGAGTCAATAGTAAATTCATATTCGAAAAAAGATTATAAGTACCAATGTGCAAGTCAACCATTATGTAAGTATTGTGACGCAAAACTTTGCGGTCAACGTAAGTTTGGTATAGGTCAAGAAGAGTTTCTACCTAACAACCGTTCACTTATACAACTCAAGTCTGATCCACCATTGTGGTTTTTAACATTAGACGATGCCGAAATACAACTTACTACTGAACAGTTTGACAACTTTAATATGTTTAACCAGCGTGTTATGGAACGATTACTTTTCAAGTTCCCACCAATCAAACAAGAAGATTGGGTTAAACAACAAAATTTATTACTTAAGAATTGTACACAAGTAGAGATACCGTTCGAGATGACACCTACAGGTCAGCTTGTAGAGTATGTATCTATGTTCTGTGCAAGTGCTAGTGACAACCCTAATAACATTAAGATGGGACCAATCAAAATAAATGGTAACTTCTTGTTTAGAATGGTTGACCTAAAAGACTATCTTGCACAACAACGATTCAAAGAGTTACCTGACAACAAAATATTATCTGTAATTAAACAAGTGTTAAAAGCAGATGCAGTTACACACACAATCAAGGAACCAGTCAAACTAAATGTTAGATGTTGGAGAGTTAGGGAAGAGGTACTTCGTATCGATCCAACAGTTCCTATGCCAGACTTAGCTAATGAAAATCCCTATTGAGTTTATAATGATACTTGCTACAGTTGAGTCTAACTGCAATCCTAGCGCAGTTGGAGACAACTTTGAAGCACTTGGTATGTTACAAATGCATCCTGCATACGTACGAGATGCATCAGAATTTGCTAATGAAAATTGGAAACACATCAATGCATTAGATGAAATGACAGCTATTCGTATATTTCGTGCCTACATGGCACGCTATGCTACCGAGGAGCGTCTAGGACGACCTGTTACATACGAAGATATAGCTCGTATACATAACGGCGGTCCTAACGGATATAAGAAACTATCAACAATACCCTATTGGAACAAAGTAAAATGCCTTCTGGAACAACAATCTATGTAGCAAGTGCTGGTACTGGTAAGACTACAACACTTATGGACAATCTTACAGACTGTCTAGAGTATGTAGACCCACAGCAAATATGCTTTACAACATTTACAAAAGTCGGTGCTCAAGAAGCT